TAATCGCAAAGACAAGAAATTTTTCGCCAATTTTTTGCCTCCTTACTCTCCGATGGGCTGGCTCTGGTAGCGGGATACGGCGTTTCGGTGTGCGGGGTGTGGGGCGGGTATGCGGCCTCTTTGTGCGCTATATCACATTTTGTCAAAATTGTTCTCATTTGGTGCTCTGAGGAATGTGCGATTTTTGAAAAAATTAAGTCCTTGTATATCAGGTACTTAAATCGGGAATGTGATATTGGTCACAAAACAGGCACTTTTCGGGGTTGGGCCCTTTGTAAACAGGTTATAAATCAATGGGTTGGGAGAGTGTTAGTTTTTGTCCCAAAACAAGACAACGCGCACGCGCACGTAAGAAGAAATATATAAACAACACTTAATTTAGTAATAACCTCGTTCCTCATCTATCGTCACTCGGTTAATAAAATTAAGCGAGTGACGTTCCTCTATGGGTTTTTTGTCGGGGGTTGTTTTTCATGTCGCCTCCGGTGGGGGTCTTTTTTTGTCTTTTGCTTTTTGGACGGAAATGGTGTATCTTACACTTAGCAACCCAACCGCAATGCAGGGAGTTCGGTATGCAAAACCAAGTGTCAGTGGATAGCTGTGTCCCGTACCACGAGATCAATGCTCGTCTCGGGATAGATCGCTCCACCATTCAAAACTATCACAGAATCGGGACACTACCCGAGAGCCTGAAACTTTCGTTTCCCTCCTCGGAGGTTGGCTTACCTGTGCACTCTCGAAGTGTGTGGTACGAGTGGGAAGAGATGCTGCTTTTCTTGAGACGCAAGATGCAGAGGCCGAAGCTCAAGACGTCCGAAAGGTGTCTAAATAACTTGGGGTTTGATAGTGCTGGGGAGCCATTACACGACCATGGATACGTGATTAGATTGAGTGCAAAGCAGTCTGCACACTACACAAAACAGGTGAAAATGAACCCAGATTATAGCCCGGTAGATGACCTATCAGGGTTCTTGTCGAAGAAGGTGTGTGGATACCCCACGGATGCCGTACCTTTGAGAAATGAGCACAAGAAGTTGTTCAGAGATATGCCTCTCGTCCAAGGAGGTGTGTCAAATTCGCACGATACACCCCCAATGACTCCTAAGTTACCCTCTTCGGTAAAAAACATCAAAACGACCCCTCTAACGAGTTCTCCAAAAAGAGCTACACTTTCCGACCAAATACAAGCTATTGACCAGCAGTTAAAAGCTATTCGTGAGATACCTCTATCAGAATTTACCACCGAGGCTGTGGATAGACTCAATCTCACACTGAGTGATCCCGACATATCTGCAGAGGTTAGTGAGCGGTCAGAACTGCGCAAGAAGATGGCCGGTACCGACCAGACAGTTGTCAAGATGAATGCCTTGGCAAATAAGTATATTGAGATTGATGATGAGTTGAAATTGATGCGAGGACTTGGACGGGCGATATCGGCGGGGATAGCACAAGCAACACCCAAACTATCGGCGGATGCTATAGGTTCCGTACTGACCCAACTATCCATGCACGATAGTGAGCGGTACAACATACATGAGATGGAGGCAGTAATTGATAAACTAGCACTGTCCCGCTCGATAGAATTGATTCTAAACTCTTCCTTGGAGGTTCTACGAAATGCTGCGGAGAACCTTAAACAAGCGACCGGAAGGCTTGACGAGGAGGAGTCCGATGGGTAGAAAATACCTACTACTGCTTCCTGCATTGCCAGTAGTAGGTTATGTGGGAGGGGAGAGATCCCTTCCCACTCTACTCTTACCATCATGGGGCACCCATGGATAAACGACTATCCCCACAAGAGAAGGTCAATAGTATTCTTGACGCGTTCCTAGAAACGCTGACACCTTTTCACATCCCCGATATGGATGATTGGTGTGATGAGAACCTTTACATACCGGAGGATTGTACAGCGCAACCAGGTATGTGGGTGACTGACCGATTCCCCTATTGGCACTTCTGGATGAAGGCCATGACACCGCATAAAACAGGGACAAAAGAGCTTTTATTTCTGAAGGGTTCACAGATTGCATACACCACTGTGATTATTGCTTTCTGTATGTACATATCCAAAACATACCCCTCACCGATACAGGTATTACTACCAACCAAAACGATGGCCGATGACTTCTCTAAACTGAAACTGGCGCCTATGATAAAGCAGGATTGTGTCAAGGATACTTTCGGAGACGATGTACCTAAAGGGTACTCAAAGAGTATTGACAAAAAAGCTTTCGTTGGCGGGTTCTTGGCCCTCGGGTCATTGAATGATTCAAACTTTATTAAGATGCTATCCATCCGGTACCAGATTGTTGATGAAGAGGATTCAGCAAACATTGTATCGAAAGAGGATGGGTCCAATCTGGAGATAGCAGCAAAGCGTCAGAACAACTATACCGATAAGCTCCGAATACGCGGTGGAACCCCTAAAATTAAGGAAACTTCTACGGAGTGGAGGGATTATCAGAAGGGTACCCAGCGCAAGTTTATGCTACCTTGTCCGTTCTGTAATCCAGAGGTGGATTTTACCAAAACCATGTTCTATCTGGAACATGACCTCTTCAAGCAGGAGGGGGAGGTGGTTGATGATATGTACGCGAAGGTGTATCTGAACTGCCCGCACTGTGACGGAGAGATTTATGAGCACCATAAATCGTGGATGTTTGAACGGGGCGAGTGGTTCCGGTTCGATCAGGAGCTCAATAAAATGGTGTACGATCCCATCCATCACGAGAAGGAAACGGCGTGGCTACCATCCTATTACTCCCCTCTCGGGTTTCTCTCGTGGCGCGAAGCGTTCCAAGATTATAACAGATATGTCCGTACCAAAGATACCGAGTATCTGACGGTGTACACCAACCAGATTGAGGGTATGCCTATCTCTCTCTTGGAAAATGACGGTTTTGACAGAACCGAGCTTAGTCAGCGTGTAGCGACATCGACCTATGGCCGAGATATTGAAGCTCCTAAAGGTGTTTTGATGATAACTATGGGTGTGGATATTCAGGGAGACCGCATTGAGGCGGAAGTTTTGGGGCACGGCATCGACGAAGAGAAATGGTCTATTGAGTACCTTGTTTTTCGAGGGGATACTAAAACCCTTGGCGGAAAAGAGGGTGCGGATAATAACGGCAACCCGACCGCGTGGAGAAAGCTGGCAGAACACATATTAGGCCGTAGGTACAAGCATGAAAGTGGCTGTAATATGCCAATCGAGTACACTTTTGTGGATGCTGGGTGGCGAACAGACCAGACTCACACATTCTGTAAAATGTACGAAAAGCACGGGGTATTTCCTGTTGTGGGACGTGCTGGGTGGAACAATGGACGATTCGATGCACCCCAGAAACGCCACCAGAAATACAAGACGTATCTACACAAGGCGTACAAGGATGTTCTGATTAAAGAGATTTATGAGGATCTGAAAGTACAGGATTACGGGCAGAGGTACCAACACTTCCCCAATAATCCCGATGTGTACAACAAGAAATATTTTAAAGGTCTTACCTCTGAAAAACTCGTAACAAAACGAGTAAGCGGTAAGGATAAACTACAATGGGAAACCCCAGAAGGATTGAGAAATGAACCTATTGATGTGCGGGCCTATGCCCTTGTTGCTGCCATGGCATCCAGTGTCAATTTGGGTGTAAGAGCGACACGGAAATACCCACTTGCTACAAGGTTCCTCACTTTTTGGAAGGAGCCAAAAACAGAGACTAGCAAGGTCATCGCAAGAACAAATGAGAAACAACTAGGGGAGCAAAAAAAGAGTGTAAACTTTGCGACAAAAGCCCCCGCAAGGAAAAGAAAAGCGAGACAACTATCCCAAGGTATATAAGGATTTTTGTGTTTTTGTGTAACAAGTGTATATATTACTAACACAGGAGACCAGTGCCAATGGCTACAAAAGCAGAGAAAATTGCACAGATAGAAGCCCGACTAGTTCTATATAGAACGGCGGAAGCTACTGTACTCACTGGCGCACAGTCCTACGAGGTTGAGGACAAACGCTTCACCAGAGCCGACCTAGAGCAGATCCGCATGGAGATTCGTCTACTTGAGGGAGACCTAGCAAGGCTTACAAAGAAATCAATCATAGTACAGCGTGTAAACATGGGACGTAGATAATGGGATCACTTCAGCGATCTATCGGTGGTTTGTACGGAAGTAGCGGACTAATCACCCCAGGTAGTAAAAACACCCGATTCGGCACAGCTATGGAAGGCTCCCCCTCATCACCCACAGTGAACTATGCCTCCGTACATGAAGAGGCTGTGGGTCTTGTAAAAAATCTCTCCTTATCATCTGCTATAATCCCAGCTTACACCTCCACACTAACAAATAATGTTATTGGTAGAGGGCTGTCTCCTATACCACGGGTTAAAGCGTCAGAGCTTGGACTGTCCGAGGATGAGACCAATAAGATAGAGGAAAAACTGAAGTTCCACTACGCCACTTTCTGTGATATGGAAGAAGCCACATGGGAGCAAAACATGTCCCTCGGAGAAGCTGAGAAGACCGCTTTCCGGGTGTGGATAGAGAGTGGCGACTTTTTCTTTATGATGCCCACTGTTGAACGAGCTGGGTTTCCTTACGGGTTCTGCGTCAAGTTTATAGCCCCCGGTTTGGTTCGTAACCCAGATGATATTTCTGTACATAACAAAGATATCTTCAATGGCATCGAGCGCGATAGTCAGGGACGTGATAGAAATTATTGGATAGCCAATTTTTATGAGGAAGACGGCGGGGAAGTAATACCGTCAACTCTTCAAAAACACAAACCGTACCCCATAAGAGACGCTGAGACCGGCGAACGATACATATACCACATGAGATCTACTTCAGACTTTGGACAGCGAAGGGGACTACCCCCTCTTGCTAAAGTGGCTAGTTTGATACATGCTGTGACCCTGCTAACAGAGGCGGAGCTTGTATCCGCTATTGTGGCGTCCTTCTTTACTGTCTTTATTACAGATGACTCGCCCTACACAGACGCTATGCCATCCCCATTCAGCGATGGGCACATTGACACAAGAACCGGAGCCGTCGTAGACCCTTCAGATATTGATGAGGACGCAGAGGATGGCGGGTACGAGGATATTGAACTGAAGCTATCATCCGGGAATATTTATAACCTCCCCGGTAGCAAAAAAATCACAACAGCATCACCAAACAAGGAGAGTGAAAACTATCCTGGGTTTGTGGAAGCTATCGAGAAACAAATCTTTGCAGCCGGCGGGGTATCTATAGAGGTGGTTCTGCAATACTTCTCACAATCCTATTCAGCGTCACGAGCAGCGGCACTGAACTCGTTCAAAACATTCCATGCGTCCAGAACAACGTGGTACAAGGGCTTCAGCAATCGTATATACGAGAAGATTGTTATACGTCTCGCAGAACTCAAAGAGATCCCAGCGGATGTTGAGAAGATGAAGAGAGACCCATATTATCGCCATTTGTGGACCAACGTACAATGGCTCGGGCCAGTTATGGGTAGTATACGTCCAGGTGAAGAGGCGGAAGCCGCTAGGATACGCCTAGAAACCAACGTAACGACCCGTGACTACGAAAGAACCCTTGTGGTGGATGAGGTTGATAATCTCGACATGAACGCTACTATAGAGAGCGAAAGAGAGTGGGAAGCTAAGATGCACAACCGACTCAACCAAGAGTATCCACTTGGAACACAACAGAAGATTACAACAGCACGATCTTTCCACGACATAGATAATGATGGTTCGGGAGACCCGACGAACATTCTTGAGACGAATAAAGCTATTCGCTCGGTCTATAAAAAGAACGTGGTGGAAAAGGTAGAGGATGCCGACAACGATAACGACAACGAAGGCGGGGAAAATGCCAAGTGACGTAACGAATACATATAATTTTCTACTAGTCGCGGATAACTATGACTCTTTTCATGCAATTACCCAGGAGCGCGAAGAGCTTTTCAAAAACCACAACCGCGAGTCGATGGAAGCCATGGAGAGCCAAATAAGTGGAATATCTGGCGCAGACCGGTATTTCGAGGGAGGCCGATTGGCCTACCGTAAGGACAATATCGGTATCATAAAGATAGCAGGTATTTTGGTATCCGAGGGCGACTGGTGGGATATCTACATGGGGAGAGTACCCTATGGATACATTATTGAAGCCGCACAAGCGTTTGGTGCAGACCCAGAAATAGATAGTATCTTACTACACATGAACACCCCGGGCGGTGAGATGCGGGGTGTTGATGAGGCATTTAAGGTTCTCTCCGAGATTGAAAAACCTATAGATACTCTTGGTATGGGAAGTATTTGCTCTGCCGGGTATTACCTAGCGTCTGCCACAAATAACATATATGCCACCCCAATGACAGTGGTGGGGAGTGTTGGTGTGTTGGCACAAATACCGGCAAAAGCGGACAACGAGCTCATAACTATCGTTGCGGAACAATCCCCCAACAAGGTACACACAGGGGCCGCAAAAATAGCTCACCTACAAAAGCAAATAAATAATTTTGCAAAACTCATGTTAGAGGACATATCTTTAGGAAGAGGGGTGTCGGTGGACACTATCACTGCTGAGTACGGCGGTGGCGACATCTTCCTTGCGGAAGAAGCTCTCGAAAAAGGTATGATAGAAAAAATCATGTTCTTTAGTACTTACACTAAAAAAGGAGGAGGGCTTATGACCCCCGAAGAACTGAAGATGAAGCACCCAGCACTGTACGCACAGGTAAAAAGTGAGGGTATCGCTGAGGGAAAAGAAGGGGCGCAAACTCCTACTCCAACAGCAGAAACTCCTGCAACTCCTGTACAAGCAGCCGCTCCGGTAGCACCACAAGAACCTGTAACACTTGGGGGTGATCTCCAGGCTGGTATGGCTTCTCTTATGGCTATCGCAACCGACGCGAAAACTGACGCCCAACGCAATGAGGGGACTAAAGTTTTCGGTGAATCAATCGCATCAGGTAAGGATATTGCAGTGGCAGAGGCCGCAGCTTACAAAGCAATGTTCGCCCTTGTTGAAACAAACACACCCCAGCCAGCAGAACCAACACACGGTAAGCGTGCGGCGGCGATGGCGGCGGATATGGGTAACACCTCAATCGAAACAGCACCATCTGGTGAGGGCGATGGGGGCGGTGATGAGAACCTATCAGAATGGGACAAATCTGCAAAAGAACTCGCAGAGGCGGGTGTAGAAGGATATAACGTAAAGGAGGCCCCCCTTGGCTAACGAAGAGTACAACACAGAGCAGCTCAGTCTGAGCGAACGTGAAGATATCCGCCTTGGTGGTGGACATCCAGTCGAAACAGAAGTTCTTACCGCGAAGGATAGCACAGCTATCGTAGCGTATACGCTTCTGTCTACAATTAAAGATACCGAGGATGAAGACTTTGGGGTGGTTATTCCTATCGGGGACGCTTTTGATCCCGCCACTCACTACATCGCAGGTATCAGCTATACCGCCGCGCTTGCTACCGAAACCGGTAAAAAAATAAGCGCATTCACTACAGGTAAGTTCGATCAAACGAAACTTGCAAATGCGGACGATGTAACCACTGCAGTGGTGATGGCATGTAAAGATGCTGGCATCCTCTTCGGTCAACGTGTAAAGTAAAGGGGATATAAAATGGCAATTAACGCAAGTAACACAGTGGATATGCGAGTAGCCCAGGAGCTTTCTACGAAAGTCTGGGGACTCACCAAAGATCCTAAAACCTTCCTTCGCACACTTATTGGTGGTGCGCAGGGTAATGTACCTACTGAGTGGCACACCTCTACAAAATTTGATTATGACAATACGTCAGAGTCAAACGAAGTGTCAAGCCACACAGATCGTAAATCTCCGCCAAATGTTATTTCGGCAGAGGGTTTCCAACGCGGGAACGCAACACTTCCTTACATCAACGAGAGTTTTGAAATAACTCCCGAAGATCTTGAAGTACCTCCTGCGGGCGTCGACCCATTCGCATGGGCGAAATTCTCAGAGGTCGCGAAGTACCGCGCACTCGCTACGAAGTTTGACCTCCGTATGCGTAAGCGTATTGCAAACAGCGGAGAGCTTCAGGTAGCTGAACAGCTCACTACTGGTGCGGTGACTTTCAATCTTGTGGACAACAAGGGCAACACCAAAGATATCAAAGTGAACACCAACCAGCCGGCCACCGGTAAGGTTGCCCTCACTCTTGATGCTCGCTGGAACCAGGCAGCCTCGGCTGATAACCGACTCGCTAACGTGGAGACATGGGTAGAGACCGCTATCACCAATGGTGATAACGCCCCTAACACCATGGTAACTTCTATGGAAAACTGGCAAGCACTTCGCCAAGATGCAAACTTCGTAGCCCTTCAGGGCCGTCGTTGGGATCCTCTTGTGTCGGACAAGCCTACATACATGAACGGTATCGAAGTTTCTCAGGTGGGTACACTCACTACAGAAATCGGCGCTGTAATTAAAGTGTATGTGTACCACGCAAGCTACAAGAACCCCATCTCTGGTGATCTTGTACGTTTCGTACCTGCTGAGTATCTTTCATTGTTCAATGATGCGGGCCTTGGTCTAACACACCACAAAGGCACCATCAAAAACATGAAGGCAATTAAAGCGGACCTCGCGTATGCCGATGTGTATACTTACTACGCAGAGGATCGTTACGGAAAAGGCGAAGAAAAAGTGTATGAGACATCATCTCTTGATCTTCTCCAAGATGCTCGCGGCCTTATGTCCGTGAAAACCTACTAAGAAGGAGAATGCAATGCAGTATTTAGTGAAACCTAACTACACTATTGAATGGGCTGACGGTAAAAACCGTCAGACCCTCAAAGGTGGTGTAGAAGTCGAGATATCTGAAAAACTAGTGAAGCTTATCGAAAAAGAGCTAGACAGTCCTTTTTCAACTAAGGTAAAACTTGTTAGTGAAAAGATCAACGACGATAAAGATGCAGAGTCACAGGGCACCAATAAAGGCGAGATGAAAGTCGAAGCTATTAGCGGTGTGGGTGCAGCGTCAGTAACAGTACTTAACGGTGTTGGTATTGAGACTGTTCAAGACCTTGTAGACGCAGACCCAGAGGATGAGAAATACGCAGACATTGATAAAATGGAAGCGTGGATCGCCTCTGCCAAGGCTTTTTTAGAGGCTTAGCATGGGAATGCAACTGTATCCAACAACATGGGCCAAGTACCAGCAGGGAGATCTCTCCCTGCTGGACACCCATGGCGTTATTTTCCTCACAGCAGACTACATCTTTGATAGTGCCCACGAGTCAATAACGGACATACCCGAGGATGCTATCGTTGCTACCGGGAATCTCTCACAAATCACATACGACGCACCAACAAACAAATTTTTAGTATCCGATATATCCGTAAATAACACGGAAGAGGATAATATCACAGGTTTGATGCTTTATCGACAGAATGACCTACAAGCAGAGAGCTTTCTTGTGTGGTACTCTGACGACATTGCAGGACTACCCCTCGTATCAACGGGTGGAGACCTCACGATATCCTTTCCCGACGGCCTTTTACAGATCACCGAGAGCGGATACACCAATAGTGGTATCGTCATCACAGAGGTATTAGGGACATCGTTTGAACAACAAATATCCCTAGATATCGACAACAACCTAATGCACCCCGGCGAGTTCCCACGCCAAGTAATCTATAAGTACGTGAACAACCCAGATCCGGTTGTGCTTATGGCGCTTATTACCGCCATTCCAAAGGACACCGAGATAGAGGGTATAACGGCTACCACAGGCACTATAAAGCTCAAAGTGAACAACAACAGTATCACGGGAACTATCCGAGAGGGAGACCTTGTTACAGTGGATGGAATAACCCACACCGTTGTCACATGGAACCGAGAGGTTTACACCTCCGACATCTATGCAGCACCAACCATTGAGGATATACCGTAATGGGGGCGCTACCGGACAAGTTTGGATCACAGCCATACCGCATAGCGGAACGTATCGCAGAGGCACTTGTAGAGGGTACAGACCTCGGGGCCGACAAGATACGCATACAACCCGCACTTATAGTACCAGACGCAGGAGCAACCATCATAGTAATGTGGGGGGACTTCTCTGCAGATGGAGTGGCCGGAAACTTTTCTGACACGGCTACATGGATGAGTGAGGTATTCACCGTCGCAATCGTGGTAAACGACAGAGAGAACCAAACCTCTAAAACCTCCGCAATTCAGATGATATCCAACCTACGGGCACAGATACAGGATACGCTTCTACGCAATCAGGTAGAGGATCTTCGCGAGGTGTTGCTCGGCACGGACGGTATACAGACAAGGAACATACGTATCGAGGGCGGAACACCCATTAAAGAGGAAATTCCACAGGGCGAGAAAGTTATTGGGCAGACATTGAGTTTGCGCATAGAATATATTGAGGATTGGAGGGCGGAACAACGCGAGTTAAACCGCGCCAATTTTAAATCTACCACGGAAACAGAAGATGGTACAACCCGGGAGGATGAATGGCCAGTCACATTATAGTTAAGGCACTTGTTGATGGTGTGGAGGATATTAACGGCACAAAATATCCAAAAGGTGTGGAAGTAATGGCTACAGAGTCATATTACATCCGCAAACTTGCTCGTCTGGGCGAGATAAAAGTAGTAGTACCAAAGAAGTCAAAGGCTACAAAGCCAGCATCCAAGGATGCAAAGAAAGATGAACAGAAGTAGTAACATATAACAGGAGGTTGTTTTGGGCTCAAAAACAGGAATATGGACACCTACGGTAGCTCTTGATCTTTCCCGCGACAATAGAGTTGGTGATGGAGGGTTTTTCCCCACACAGTCTCTCATTGTCGGACAAAAGGTCACTGCAGGAACCGCAGAAAATGGATCAATTCACAAAGTCTCTTCGCTCTCAGAAGTGGAGCAACTTTGCGGAAAAGGCAGTCAGTTGTATGACTTAATGAAGTCATACTTTTCGTACACATCCACACAGCCGGTGTATATCGGGGTGCTAGACGATGCGGACACCGCAACCAAGTATAGCAACTCATTTACCCTTACGGTTACTGACCCAGAGGCGGGTGTTCTCGGCATTCGTGTAAACGATGAGAAATACACCGTAGCTGTAACAGATGCAGACACAGCAACCACGCTCGGTGATAGAATTGTGGCCGCTCTCGAAGATGCTGCACACTATTACGAGGTGACAAACGCTCTAGGTGTTGTGAAATTTGAATGTCGCAACGGCGGTTTGGCTGTAGGTGGTGTGGATGTACGCTTCTCCCCAGACAGTGAAGATACACCCCCAACAGGTGTTACTGTTGCTGATGGTGTAGTAGTAGCAGGGACTATCGACCCTGACGTGGACGACGTTCTAATGAATGTCGGAGATACCTACTTTATCAACATGTGGGGACCTTATGCAGATACGGCGTCTCTTCAAAAATTCATTGACAAACTGAATACACTCGGCGATAAGTACAATGCTGCTGACAGTATTTACCATACTATCGTTCGTGGAACAGCTTCTACCATCCGTGCTAAAGCACAGGCTCTCCGGTCTATCCGCTTTGCCTTGCACTGCATCGAGGGTATGAAACAGTCAGTAAACAACTACCTCGGTACCAGCGCACGGGAAGTAACCACAAGTATTGCAAAAGATGTCAATAAACCACTACACAACCTCAGACTACGCGGAGTTCGTGTGTGGTCGGACGGTCTTGAGTGGTCTGAGCGCAATTCACTTGCCGGAGACGGTGTGGCCACTATCAACCCAGAAACGGGCGAACTAGAGGCTCCAGTTACTTGCTACGTGGCGACAGATGATGAGCGTCGATGGGAAAACATCTTCGCACTCTCCTACATGCGCAGATCGTTCCGTGACCATATCACAGGCATGTACGGACAAGCGGTGATTATCACCCGTCCCGGCGCAACTATCAGCCCATCTAAAAAGGTGATTACTCTCGCAACAGCGCGTGTATCAGCAATTAGTTGGTATGCCGATCAGGTTCGTGCGGCTCACGCACAGGATGAACAGCGTTTTGCTGACGAGCTACTAGTAAGCCTTGCTGACAGTGACACTATCGAGTGGTTCCTACCGGTAACACTTGTCGTGCCTTTCGTAGTTGGTGATGGTCTTATTTCATATCGACAAATCTCGGAAGAGGAGTAAACCATGGGACTAATAGCACCAGGTAATGACACAATCGCAGGACCAGTCAAATTGGACTGTAATGGAACACAAATTCTCATTGAGGGTTCGTGGAAATCCTCGAAGGGCAACACCAACGGTGAAGTCCTTCGTACACCAACCAACCAAACAGCGGGTGTCAAGCGGACACCCGGCGGGGGCTATGTAGAGGGTAATGCTTTCGTGGATAAGGCTTTCATTGAGAATGTCCTAGCACCAGCAGAAAGCATCCTCACACAGCGCACTACTGTTACTCTTACGCTACCTACTGGAGATCTTTTCGTTCTTACGAATGCGTTCTTTGTAGCTGACGGAGAGATGGATTCGGATTCTGGTGTAATGGCTATGCGTTGGGAAGGTGACGGCGAGATTACACCGCTTGACGCATAACACCACAGAGAACATACTAGGCAAGAAAGGAAGATAGTATGAGTGAAAATGTAGTAGAAGTTGAACAAGTAGACGAAACACCCAAGGTTATCCACACGGGCCTCCAGTCTGAGGCTTTTAAAGAAGCCGTAGCACAGGAGGAAGAGTGGACCAGCGAAGAGTTGGGAGAGCACGAAGGGGAGGACACTACGGATAGTGGTGTCTGCCCCGATAAGAACAATCCCAACATCATTGACATCTCGAAGGTGGATCAGGTGGAGTTTCGTAGACTATTTATCGAGCTTGGAACACCTAAAGTCGGTATCGGGTTTGTGTATGAACTACGCCAACACGTAAAATACACGGCTATGGGGGAGACGGAACCTCGTATACTCAAAGAGGTTAAATTCTCAAAAGATGTACGAGCTTCTGACCTAACAGGCTTTGCTGTGGCGGAGATTAATGAAGGCTTGAAAACCGGACGTATGGCACAACTCATTTCGATAGTGTGCGGTATTCCGAAACAGGCGGCCCTTAACTTGGGACTGGCCGACATCGCAGATTTAGGAGCGTATGTTGTCAGTTTTTTAGTGAATGGACCGAAGAGTATCTAGCCTTCCAAATGCTCACCGTGGACGCATTTAAGTGGTCCCCCGCGGATCACTTACAATGCACCTACGAGGAGATACGGTCCTTTAGAAAACTGGCCGAAGATAGAATCGCCCTACGACAAAAGGCAATGAAGGCGGGGCTATGGATATCATAGCATCCGCCTCTAACTCTATGGAGATGTCATGGCATTAAACACCGCCCCAATTATTGTACCGATAGAAGCCCGTAACAAAACAGGTAAAGGGCTCACAAGCGTACAAAAGAATCTAAAATCTTTTGCCGCATTCTCCACCCGAGCTGGCCTGGGAATGACAGCCGCCATCACAACGCCACTAGCAATGTTTGAGAGGGGTATACTCTCTACAGCATTTGGGGCATCTGAATCTCTTGCCTACATGAAAGCCAATATCGACCAAAATGGCGTATCCTTGAGACAGCTCCAACAACAGACAATCAGCACGGCCTCGTCTAACATAAAAACTGTAAGACAAATTGCCGATATGAACAAGGAGCTCGGTAAGGGCGGTATGAAATCTACGGAGATATCTGCGTTGATGACACCCGCAGTAAACCTAGCAACCGTTGTAGAGGGTGAGACGGCTCTTGTCGCTAAAACCCTTTCCACCATTAACGCGGTATATCCAGAGATTACAAAGACTACAAGAGACGCGTCACGTGCTATGGATATGGTAGCTGCAACAGTGACGGGATCTCCACAGGACTTTGACGACTACTCAGATGCTATGCAACACACAATCGGTGTGGCTAAGAGCATGGGGATGACATTCAAGGAGCTTAATCAGTCTATAGGACTCCACGCATTCTTTGGTATCAAAGGATCTCGTGTAGGGGCACAGACCAAAGCACAATTACGGATGTTCACAGAACAGAAGAAGATGGCGGAGCTTTTCGGACTACAAGGGTCTGATGAACGAGGACGTCTTAAAAAACCATCACAACTATTCCGTGAGATGAGCGATCGTTTGTATGCCCCCGGGGTGTCACAACAGGAACGACTCACGAGACTAAAATCAATATTCGGCAGAATCGGTATCACCGGAGCATCTGCGGCAATGTTAGACCTTCAGCAACCAAAGGGCAAGGCATCTTTTGAGAAGATGGCGGATACTTTGGAGAGATCAGAAGGTCTTATCAATCGAATGATAAACACTCTTCTAGGCGAAGGACTCTTCGGAACCTATAAGAAGATGGCTGCGTCTTTTGATGCAATGAAAGTGCGTATAGGCTTTGCACAAGAAGGTATGCTCACCACAGCCATGAAGGGCTTAACCACCCTATTCAATGCTATAGGAGTGATACCTAAACCTATCATACAGGGACTCACTGTATTTGCCGCAGGTCTGGTTGCTATGGGGCCGGCCCTGTTGATAGCCGGGACCCTTGCTAACATTGTGGTAGCATTCTCCCTAGCTGCAGGGCCGATAACCGCTATGGTGTCTGGGGCGGGTAAATTAGCTGTCGTAGGCAAGGTGTTGGGGGCAGTATTCAGCGGGCCACTCCTTTTGGTGATGGGCAAATTACTACTCGTGGTGGGTGTTATCACAGGGGCAGTAGCCGCTCTTGTTGGAATGGGGCAGAGAGCCGCAGAGCTTAACCAACAAATAGAGACGGGCACCTCGAAGTTCAAAAACCTTGAAGAGCTTATGAAACTGACAGGAGACGAGACCAACAAGGCCACAGGGTTGTTGGGCATATTCTCGGACATGTTAAAAAACATCTCCCAGATACTAAAACCTCTAGTGGATTGGTACTACGCCCGTAAAGACCGCATAGCAGGGGAAAAACTTCAGACATTGAAACAGGCAAAGGGTGTGGCCGACCCCACGACACATGACCTTCTCACAAGGGTGATGACGGATAGTGCGGCGAGAAGAGGAACAAACCCACTCCTTGCTGGGTCTATCTACTCCTTTGGTGGTCGTACAAAGATGCTAGAGAAAGCACTAGCCAGCCCACAGATGTCACAAGCTACCAAAGAAGCTGAGATAGAGAAATATATCAAAGCGTTTGCGACTACCGACATTATAGCACAGCTAGAGGCGTCTAAAGGGGCGGGAATGTACAATGAATACGGAAACCAGTCACCATCCACAATAAACTTGTCTATCCGTAATGCAACCTCCTACGGTCTCGACATCGAAGAAGAAGCAGCAGTACCAACGGCGAATATTCAATAGGCGGGAATAATGGCACTAATAGAAAGTAACAGCAGGACTTTTCAATCACAAGCACTCCCGTCTGACGTCTGGAAAGACCGCCTACGGGAGAAAGCAACCATACGCCGAGGTAGTGAAGTAGTCTCCTTCTTCGTCGGAGGTCACACGTATTCCGGAAAACACCGAGTATCGGTTTACAAGTACCCTGAATCAAACAAGGTATCCTACCACCGGATAGGTGATGACTCGACAACGGTAACACTACCCGGATGGATAGTTAGTGAGGACATCGAAATGTCTGTAAACGGCATAAACCAGCCAGTTATGGCATACCACGATGTTCGGGATAGACTACGGGCAATCCTACAAAAAGGCGGGGTGGTGACACTAGAACACCCGTATCTAGGGACGATGTTGTTGATGATTGACAGTTTCACCGTCACTGAAAAAGTCGGACAGTTTGCTTACGCGGATGTAGCCATCACAGGATTTAGGGTGGATAAACGAAACTTCCGCGAAGACTACTCAGCCACGGACGCCTCCCTTGTGATAAACGAGATGGTTATTGCAGTGGAAAAGGCTGTGAGCTTTTCTGTAGAGAACGGTGTTCAAGAACTACAGAAGGTCGGAGGAGACCCGAACCGCGCACCGACAACGCCCGGGTGGGTTCAGCGGTTGGATAACCGCATTGATGGCATAGATAACGTGGTTGCTGGTATCGAACAGGTTGTGGTGTCGCCCATCAAAAAAGCACAGGCAGTGCTACAAGGCACGATAGACCGCATTCGCAAACTGAGACAAACCGGTCAGCGACTATATGTCGCCAAGAAGGGGATGTCGCGCCTACAGTCACTATCTATCGGGCTCTTCTACGACTCCACAGCACTATACAACACTATTGTGGGGGCAATGACGCCGGGATTTAACCCCTTCGGAGACATACCCCTCTCCCCTACGGAACAACAGAAGATCATCAAAGAGTACGCCGTCTCTATCCCGGAGGAGTCATTACCAAAGGCTTTTGATCTATCCTTTGAGGGTGTTATTAATCGGACGGTAGCAAGCCAGTGTGTTATGGTATCATGTGCGATGGCGGCCAATGCCTCGTATCAGTCACAACAGGATATAGAGGACACACGGGACGCCATAGTGCGTTTGACGGACTCCTACCTGTCTTACGACGCGGTAACGTATGAGGAGCGGGAAGCCATTATGGGGCTTAAATCGGCCACAATCACTGCACTCTACAGTGCCAATACACTCAGTGTTCGGAAGATAACGCCTGAGAGCCCTGAGACGCTTATCAACCTCTTATACAAAGAGACCGGAGGAGTGTCGCAATTAGCTGAGACCGCCATCCGAAACAATATCAGGGATCCCTTTTCTATAGCCACTGAGGTGGTTCTGTAATGACAATGAAAAGTAATGAAGAGCCTGTACAACGCCTGTACTCGTTCATAACTGCCCGAATGGTGGATATGAACACCGGCAAGGGTCATACCATACGGAGTTGGGTGAAAGCCCGCATAACCAGAAGTCTTGACCGTATCGCTGGCACAGGGTCATTAGAGCTACAGGACGTTCAAGGCAATGACTATTCCGGGATGGTGGAGTCCCCTATAGTAATTACGCTCCACATGCGAGACAGGGAAGATCCGAACTACAGAGAAGATCGAAAAGTAATGACCGGGTACGTAAGGTCGTTACAAGACACCCGCGGACAGGATAAAACCACAATACAGATAACTGTGGCCGACAACACAATAGATCTCACAGAGTGCTATCCCCTCGTTCGTCGGGTGCAGGATGGAACCGACGAGGGTAACGCAATACCCTTTCTCCCGGGAAAGGCACCTATTAAGGAAACACCCAGTGAGGAAGTTGAGCCGGTTTATCAGAACAAGACTCTTGCGGAAATATGCACAGCGATGTGTGAGCCATTCGGGATACCTGTAGTGGATTACGCAAAAGACGAAACACCCTTTGAGATATTCACGGTGGAAGAGACCACAACGGTGTGGAAACAGATAGCAAAGCTCTGTAACCAACGGGGCGTACTTGCATACACCAACGAACATGGAGAGCTCGTTTTAGGCAACTTGGGATACACTACCGATGGCTTTGATAATAGCACATTAGGTGATAGCACCCTACGTTCCGGACGCGTGGAAACGTGGAGACAGGGACAAATGTACACGTTTGTAAAAACAGAGCAATACAAGCACCGGTTCTCGCACTACAGAACAAAAACCCCGATAACCACCAACGGGTCATGGGAGGAGGAGTACCGCATACTCAGAAATAGAACATCTCGCAGGTTCCGCCCCAAAGTGCTTCAAATACGCAACGAGCAAAAAGGCTCCCTTAATAATCTAGCACTGTGGAAATCTCAAACAGACTTTGGACAATCCCTACAGTGTGAAGGACACTTCACCTCGTGGAATCGGTGGAACAAGTATGTGGAGGGCAGATTATTGGACCCATACGTACACTTTCCCGGCCAACGAGTCAATCTAAATATGACCGCGTGGGGTTACACAACCCCTGACTGGATCAAGACGGAAGTTACTTACGAGATCAGTGGCACTAGTTCGAGAAACACGAAAGTGGTTCTGCGTCCAGCCTCTATGTACGCCAAACTGAAGAAGGACGAGAGCAAAGAGATAGCCCGCGAGGACTTGGTAGAAAAGCCTCAAACAAAGAAGTTTATATTTGTTTACGACCCACAAGAGGCTACAGGGTACGCGCCTGTTCCCGATAAAACCAAAGTACCTGATACCCCAGTCAACACACCAGAGCCGTACTTTTCCGCAGCACCCACACAGGGAGATAGATAATGGATATCATGGGAGTAATCGACAAGCTCATTAAGGCCACCACCTTTGCTATAGGGAAGAGTGGAGGCTCTGCTGCCGTAGAGTTTTTTGAGAGATCGAAACGTCAGAAACTCAGCATAAAAGGCACACAGTCCGAAAATATGCAGGACTACGGCTTTTATTCGGTGCTAAATGATAAGGGTGAGTGCATCACTATCCACCCACAGGGGTCTAACAAAGGTATCGTTATTAAAGCGGATATGCCCCAATATCGCCCGGACCCTAGCGACTTGGAGCCTGGGGAGGTGGGTATTTTTAACTCCGACGGTGTTCGCATAAGACTTCTCGGGAAGAGCGTCATTGTCGAGGGCGCCGACGATATACTACTGGGTGACGAGAGAACTTCCACCAGTGTCCTCAAGGAAACTATATTAAATACACTACTAAATCACACCCACACGACATACCCGACAGGTGGGGAGTCGACACCCTCGGTAGCACTGAAGGCATTAGCACCCAGTGAACTGGTAACAAACACAAAGGTGGAGTAATGGCAATCACAGTAACGAACTACACAAAGCCATTTACCGTAGAGAGCGGGAAGTCTGTCACAGTAAGTGTAGAAGCCTTTGCTACAGGAGGTCTTACTTACACATGGACGGTCGGGGGGGTTCTCTACCAGTCCGGATCTAAAAACAATCACAACTTTACAACGCCAGTCACCGACGGACAACACACCATTCGATGCACAATAAGTGAGGATGGTGGGGGCACTACCCCTGTGGATATTACCTACACGGTGGAGAATCGACAAAAGTTCTCCCCCGCACTGAACTCCCCAAAAGTGGACGGCCTTGATATCCGTTTTGATGGGATCGACTTTGTACAGGAGGAGACCTTCACAACAGCAATAACACTGGCGCTATTCACGGATGGACGGGCTTCAGACTCAGATACGCTACCCACGGAACACGATGAAGACCCGAGAGGGTGGTGGGGTGACTCTATACTGAATATGCAAACCGGATCTACTGCATGGCTCTATGCCGAGCGCGGAAAACTGCACAAGGACACCCTGCTATCCGTGCGCAGTGCCTACGAGAATGCGCTGGAAAGACACCTTATCGACACAGGCATGGCAGACACCGTGAGTGTCACTTATGAATTGGTGGACTACGACGCAGTTCAGTGGTCCATAATTATAGGTGTGGACAGAAAAGGCGAAGTATATATTAATTGGAAAGACCGGTGGGATAGGACACTCAACGAGGCGGCACAATGATACGAGTACCCAGTATAAGTGAAATCTATACGAACATGAGGGCAGACGCGCAGGTGTTGTTTGGCACCGGCTCTAGCATCCCCACCTTTTCCATATTGAATATTGTTTTGGTCTCTTTTGCAGGAGCCATGAAATTACTGTACACCGCACTAAGCGTATTGGAAATCAATATCCTACCGGACAAAGCTACAGGGGAGCTCCTTCAAAGGCAACTGGATAGTAGAGGCATACCCGTAAGCGCCGGAAAACAGGCAGAGGGTACGCTAATCTTCACAGGAACTCCAGCCTCGGTAATTCCAGATGGAACAGAGGCCACAACACCTTCCGGCTACACTTATAACACCGTCGGGGAGTCTGTTATCGAGAGTAACGGACAGAGTAAAGAGGTTCCCATACAGGCAAGTACACTGGGATCTGAAGGCAACTATATAGGCCAATCTCTAACACTACCCACACCCCCGGCTGGTGTGGACAGTGTTGTTTACATAAAAGAGTCACCGCTCGGTGGCCAAGGTCCTGACACGGAAGAGGATAGCCGACGAAAAATAAAACTATATGACACAACACCCCTCACCCTCGGACTAGAGGACAACTACGCAACCATAGCGTCTAGTGTGGACGGTGTGGGTCGTGTGTGGGTACAACGTGCAGGATATTGGACAGGCCCAAACACCGTAGTGGTAACACTGGCTACAAAAGACATGCTACCGGTAGCCCCCTCCACTCTTACAGAAGTGAGGAACCTTTTCAACTCAGACCCCGAGTCTAATCAATTCGGCACATCTATCGCGGTTAGAAACATCTCTACCAAAGAGCTGGATATTTGGGTGGGTATGAAACCCAACACAACCGACTACCAAGCGGCGGTGGAACAGGCAATGCAGTATTATTTCTCAAACACTGTACAGCCATCGTATCAGGTATTACTGTCCGAACTATTCGCGGCGATGGATGCTGCGGGGGTACGAGACTACATCATAACCCGACTAGATTATGGTGGGGACACGGTATACGACTATACTAGCTCAAGTATATCTGACAGACCAACCAAGATACTACCCGGAAACGGTTACACAATTAGTCTAGGGACGATCACTTTCTCAGGAGAGATTTAATGGCATTCCCTATTCGAGACATCGAGCAAATTACAAGCAGTGTATTTTCTCTGATGCCACGCTCTCGGTTCTGGTCTAAAACCCCTATAGATGTTGTGAGTGGCGAAGGCGCCCAAGCACCTTTTATAGAACAAGAGAGTGAGAATCTACCCGACGAGGTGGACTGGAGATCGTATGGAGTCCTTTACCGTCTTTTCATGGCACCCGCTATCCAGATCAAAAAAGCACAACAAAGAGCACAACAAATCATAAATGAGGCCAGCCCGGGAAGTGCGGTAGGTAGTGTGCGAGACTGGTACCGATACCTATTCAATCTCGCCCCAGACGATATAAGTGACGCCACATTAAAATCCCGCATAGATCAGTTTTTGGATGACCGAAGAACGAGATATACCATAGCAGAGGTCACAGCCTACGCACTCGAAAGAGGTGTTACTGTGAGCATATCAAACATGTGGACAACAGATGCAGAGGGGGAAGTTCTCGGGATACGAGCCCATACGTCTGTTTGTGGCACGGGGGTTTGTGGCCGGATGCAACTTGGCAAGGTCACAGAGACAGGGTATGCAGAAGTAGAGGTAACTGATCGAGGATTGACTGGATATACAAACGAGGAGATAAAAGAGCTCCTCACACCCCTCATCTCTGCTGATACAATTATTAGATGGGTATTTACTGACCAACCAGAAGAAGGGGATATTATTCAAACACTATCCTCCTCGCTAAATGTGGTACAGACCACATCTTCAACGGATAACATAATTCAAGGAGTATCATAATGCCAGCACCGGGACCTAACGATATCGTAAGAGATGTTCTATGGGAGAGTGATTACACAGAGGCAGAACTACGGGCAAATCTAAAGCCCGGACAAGTTGGCTGTGTAGCTAAAGACACCCACAACTTTATTCAGGTACTCAACGACGAAACTGTTCTATCAGTACCGATGAAAAATACCAATGGTATTATAAAAGTGAACAGTGACACTACCATGCAAGAGATTCAGGATTACATAGATCTTGGTATTCGGGCGTTTGTCATCGCCGACGCTGGTAGCATAGTCACACTCACAGGGACATTAAATCTCTCTGCAGGTAACTACTATTTTTACGGACCCATAGGGAATGTGAACGAGCAGGGCAAGTATGTTCTGGAGGATGTTGTCTTTGACACCGGAAATATCGCTGGAAATACCGCGTCAATATCCTTCCTCACCAACACCGAGACTAAGGGAAGTGTGGAAGTGATTGGGAATTTTGTGAGTCTTATCATAGACACACTACGCTCCGCTGAAACAACCACATTCACATCTGTACTCCCCACGTATATTGAGCACTTTATCTCAGATGTTGCAGGAGACCCAAACCCGGAGATTTTAGAGGCGGACGAGGTTTCTCGTGTAAAATATCAATACCGTACCGGGATATCAAACGTCCTCAAGAACTACCAAGGAACGGACGTCACAGGGATTCGTAAAGAGGAGTGGAGACGGAAGAACCCCACCATAAATGAAAACCCCTCACAAACGGACTACCTACCACAATCCAATCCCCTACCCCACAAAGAAGGTCGTGTGTATTACGATGAAGCGTCTCGCAGCCTTGTCTATTACAATGACAAAACAGAAGTAAAGATGAACATAGGCCGAGAATTGTGGATGCGAGGGGTAAATAACACGGGCGAGGACATACTGAACGGCCAGGTGGTATACGCCGACACAGCATCGGGAGGCCTTCCATCATTCAATTTAGCGGATGCCGATGCCTACGATAAGCAAGTTGTGATGGGTGTCGCCACGATGGACATACCGGCGGGGGAAGAAGGTGAGATAACATCCTTCGGGGCGGTGAATGGCTTCGATACGTCACACTTGACAGAGGGTGCGGAGATATACCTTTCAACTACTCCAGGTCTCCTAACAAGCGACAGACCATCGTTTCCGGCTAAAGCGGTTATGGTTGGAGGCTGTACGGTGTCCGACGCTACAAACGGTTCTGTATTTGTTATTATTAAAGAAGACAACTACATGTATCAATTCGACGGTTGCATTGTAGAGAAACAAGACACAGAAGTAAGAGTGGAAGCGGATAATAAAGTGTACATGTATGTCGAGAAGCTCGGAGGTGGTGATCTACCGGTACAGCTAGAATCTGCCGTCCACTTACTTGATTGCACCACGGTCAAAGGCTACGCAGGACTCCCTACAGAGACGCGAGCACGGGTTGAACTTGTACAGGGGACTGCTACAGTACCGCAATACAATAATACCCACATAGAACTTGTCGGTGGTGTTGCGGAGTTGCATAATACAACTTCATACCCGACGGTTCCTTTCGCCCCTATATCGCAAACAACCATACGTGACTATGTTACTGTTGCTACTGAAGGCCCAGACGCTAATAGAAGAGTCACTAGCTCGATCAACCACGATGGCAGAGGTCGGATATCATACCTTATCGAAAGGTGGCAACAAGAGTCACCAAAATGGAGTAGCGGAGTAACTCCGACGGCTACTATTACCGACTTATCTACTGACATAATGGACTTCTCAACTCTTGCGGGTGTGGTATACCAGACACACAGGCAAACCATGCCCGCACTCCAGGTAAGTGTGGACGGGATCACTGTTGCCAATGGTCCTGGAGGGGCAGGTATCGCACCTTTTACAAAAGTCACAAATCTTTTAGATATCTGCGGGTATACCTCGGTAGATGAAGCGCGTAACACCAACTCGAGAGGGCATATCGTTGTCTTTGGGCTTGTCAATAAGGAGACTTCGGAGTGTAAGTTGATGGTGAACCTGCCAAACGCCTTATATGGTGGTAATGATGCCCAAGCATTTAATGATTATAATGGTACAGCAGTAAACAGTGTAACAAAAGATTTAGCTTATACAACGTTCCTTATTGCTCGTATTCAATATGATATTTCTAATGCTGACAGTGTTCGTTTTATTGACTCAGATGGTAACACTACAACTGATGGTAGTGAGATAGTAAATCTACTTGGTACTCCACTAGGTATTATTGGTGGAGGGGCAGGTAGTGCATCTTCCTATATACCAACGATCGCACAGGTTCTTGGGGAGGGTAATGACGCCGGAGCAACACAGATCAAGAATATCGCCGATGCTACAGACCCACAAGATGCCACACCGTATAGCCAGGTTGAGGGACTCGTCATTGCGGGAAATGCACTTAGAAGCTTTACGGGCCGGCCGCAGGTAACTGTACAGGACGTTATCGACGCGGGAGACACCCTCATAAGCGCAAATAGCGAAACAATCTCCGGCACAATAGTATTCAAAAGGGGAGCAGATTATCACTTCTATGGGGATGTATACTTTGGGGGGGACGTTACCTTTCAATGCCCTAATAATGGCGATAGACCCCCGACGCTTTTCTTTCACGGGGATGCTTATATTTCTTTCGACAAGTCTCTAGGCACTACACAGACGCTCGACTTCGGATCGTTCGGTGGTGGGGCTATTGAGTTTAGAAAAAATCTTATTATCGGGTATGCAACGGATAGCGACCCAACTAACAAGATCGTTCTAACCGGAGATATCTACGCAAGTAAGATACTCGCGCAATCAATCCCACCGGTTTTACTAGACATAACAGATACCCTCTATTATGAGGAGTCTACTATTGACGGCACGATTACCGTTAGTGGTAGCCTAACGAACCAGTGGTGGAA